TAGCAAGTCCACTGGCGTCACGCTGAATAAGCCCTGTGGCGCTATCACCATGCACAACGCTTCGCTGGCTGGCGATGCTGAGGTTTCCTTCACGGTGACCAACAGCGAAGTCGCTGCTACCGATGTGGTGCTGGTGTCGGTCAAGTCTGGTGCTACCACTGGTAAGTACATGCCCTTCGTGACCGCAACTGCCGCCGGCAGCTTTGAGATCACTGTTTCTAACGTCGGTTCTACCGCCGGTGAAGCCGTGGTACTCAACTTTGCTGTGATCAAGGCTGCTGCTGCCTGATGGGACTGTTCGCCTTCCGGCGACGCCAGGAACGTGAGGCTGCTTCTAACGAGGCAGCCTCTTTTCCTATTGCGGAGCCCACTCCTAAACTTGAAATGACCTCGGCACCTACCGATGGCAATAACAATCAACGCAACGGTAGGGGGCGCAAACGCCAACAGCTACCTAACGCTGGCAGCAGCGGAGCTGATCATTGAAGGCTTCGTTCAAGATGACGATGTAGTCGCTTGGGCATCGGCTACGACTGATCAGAAGAACCGTGCGCTAGTTTCGGCAACGCAGCGCATTGATCGTGAACGGTTTTTAGGTGCTCGCGCTACTGACACTCAGGCATTGCAGTGGCCGCGTACTGGCGTGCGGAAGCCTGATACCTACATCAATACCTACGCCGTAGGTTTTCCTTTCCGCATCACCACCGACTATTACACAGACACTGAAATCCCAGATCAGATTGAGTTTGCTCAGTGCGTCCTTGCTGTTTACCTGAACAACAACAAGGACGGCATGGGACTTAGCGGCATCGAGGATTACAAGTCTGTTGCTATTGGCAGCCTGCGGATTGAAAACGCTGGTGCCAGCGCCAGTGCTACAGGTGCTGATCGCGTACCACCGATCTATGAACGGTATTTGACCGGGCTTAGAATTAGTGGACCAGGCAACTTTGCTATCCGCAGATCATGAGCGACTACGCAGGTGCTGAGTACATCAGCGATACCGCAGCCCATACCGGACGCTTCGGTGAAATCGTTGCCCTTGAAGATTCTGTGATTGCCAGCCTGACTGCTCAGGATTGGACTGGCAATGCACTGACTGCTATCCCGCTGAAGGCAACTGGTGAAATTGAGGGCGTGTTTACCAGCATCACCCTGACCAGCGGTACCGTCGTTGCCTATAGGATCTAGCCATGAGCTTCAAGGGACACCAAGGCAACGGCATTGACTACACCCTTGGGGGCGAAGTCATTACTGATTCGCTAGAGCATACCGGAAGATTTCATCATATTGATTTCTTTGAAAATACAACAATTGATACAATTGTCAGCACGAACTTGACTGGCAACAGCTTGAATGGCGAGAGCTTTCCGGCTGGATCTGAACTTCGCGGTGTATTTACTAGCATCAAATTGCAAAACGGTGCTTGTATCGCATATAGGATCTGATGGCACTTGCTACATCGCTACGAAAGGTTGCCAGCAAGCTGATGGGTAAATTTGGTGGCGTAGCAACCATTCGCACTGTTACGGCTGGCACTTACAACCCCACAACCGGCACCGTAAGTGAAACCACAGCAGACACTGCAGTGCATGGTGTGCTTGAGGATGTCAACCTGCGCGAAGTAGATGACCTGATTCAAGCCACAGACAAGCGTCTGCTGATCGCCGCTGCAGATGTCAGCGCCGCACCAACCACAGCAGATGAAGTGCTAATTACTGGCACAACTTATCAAGTAATCCGTGTCGTTACGATTGAGCAGGACAACACACCGATCACTTACGAGCTGATCCTGAGGGCATAATGGCACGCACGATTAGGGTCGGTGACATTGGCAACTACGCTGAGCAGCAGCTTGAAAAGTTATTGCGTGTAGCTGTCTTAGAGACCGATAGCAGACTGAAGCAAGCTAGCCCTGTTGATACTGGGCGTTTTCGTGCTAGCTGGCAGGTTGGAGAAAACAGTGCTGGCGGTGGCGAAAAGCCAGAAGGTAGCTATAGCAGCACTCCGGCTATTGATCGTATTGGTTACCAGCAAGAACGAGTTGGCAATGTTTATAGCGTCCATAACAACCTGCCGTATGCTGAACGATTAGCGCAGGGTTGGTCGAAGCAAGCACCTGCCGGTTGGGTGCAAGGTATTGCCAAAGATATTCAAGGTTTTGTACGCGTCAATGCTGATCGCATTGGGAGGGAATCATGAGCAGCACCTACAACGACGTTCGTGCTGCCATTGAAGGACGCATCGCAACAGAGATGGCGTTATCGCCTGCCTATCCTGTCAGCTATCAAAACGTACCCTTTACGCCGCCTAACAACACGCCGTGGGTGCAAGTGTTCATCCGCTTTGGCGATAACAGCTACGCCACTTTGCTTGGTCCTAGCACCGGCTTCAATCGTCAGACTGGAACGCTAGTCGTCAACATTTTTACGCCGCAAGGTCAAGGCACCGCCGCTAATTTCACCATTGCAGAGCGAATCAAGGATAAATTTGACCGCGCTAAATTCAGCAGCATCATCTTTGATGCAACCTCAGGACCAGCTCAAGTTGTACCCGCAGCACCTGAGCCTTACTTCCAAACGCAGTTGACTGCTACGTTTGAAGCGTACTTAGACTAGGCGTAGCCACTAACGTTCACAACATGGCTGTCACTGTTCTGTCCGGTACGTCCGGCGCCCTTTACTACAAGCCCGCTGGAACCACCGGTACTTTCGGTGAGTCTGGTGTAAATACTTCTACTGAGACCATCACGGTTGAGCCTTACCTGAACTTCAAGGTTGGCGATCCTGTCAAATTCAAAGTCGTCAATAGCCAAACCGGCGGCGCTGGCAGTGGCACTCTTCCTGCTCCGCTAGATGCTGCTACTACCTATTACGTGATTGCCTACACCGCTAGCTCTGGCGCTCTGCAGGTATCGGCAACCGCTGGTGGTTCTGCGGTCAACCTGTCCGACGACGGTACTGCTGCTGCGCCTAACGAGTTTGAGGTGTACTACGCCGATTACGCCGCTGTAGGCCAAGTGCAGTCCTGGGGCTTTGAAATCAGCCGCGCCGAGATTGATGTTACAACCATCGGTCAAACCGCTGGTCAGTATGCACCTTTCCGTGCCTACATCCCTGGCTTCGCTGATGGCAGTGGTACGGCAACCATCTACGTCACCAACGAAGACAGCGCTCTGTCGAACCGGATGGTGGAAGATGTGCTGCAGCGCCAGCAAGTTGGTTGCGCCTTCAAGCTGTATACCGACAAGCAAAGCTCTGAGGCTCTCAGCCGCTCCATCGCTATGGATGCTGTGCTGCTGACCGCAAGCCTGAACATCAACCCCGACGACGCTCAGCAGGTTGAAATCACCTTCCGGCCCTCCGGCGTGCCGACTTTTGATTTCAGCACCTCTGCTTGATAGGCTTGCGAGGAATGTTCAGATTGGCCCCTGGGTTGCACCGGGGGCTTTTTTATGTCTAAAGTGACAACAAACAACCGATTTTTATGCCCGCACCTACATCGTCAGCCCTTGCCCGTCTGAAAAAGGCCGCAAACCTGACGCCCGTGAAGCGTGTGGTGACCTTGGCGAACGGTGACGTATTTGAGTTTTACAGCGCCCCGTTGACGATGGCTGAGCGTGAGCGTGCGCAGAAGATGCCCGGCGGTGATGACCCCAATGGTTTTGCGCTGAATCTACTGGTGACAAAGGCTGTTGACGATGCCGGCCAACGTCTGTTTCAGGCTGGCGAAATTGCTGAACTGAAAAACGAAGTGATGGATGCAGACCTGCAGGCGTTGATGCTGGCGATCATCACAAACCCTGAGGAAGAAAAAGACCTTGACATGAAAAGCCATAAAGGCTGATCTCAAAAAAGACAACCTGTTGCTGCTGCAGCTTGGGGTTGCCAAAGAGCTGGGATATACATTGGCTCGCCTGAGTCAAGAGGTGACCTTAGAAGAACTGCTTTTGTGGAGTAGTTATTTTGAGCTGCAAAACGAAGAGCAGGAACGTCAGATGAAGCGACGCCGGTAGACTGCTGATAGCAAAAGGGTTGTGCCGTGTCTGTCGTCGCCAACGTTGCCATCAATGTTGATAGCCGTGGCGCAACCCAAAAACTGCGTGAAGTTCAGGTTGGGGCAAGAGCCACCGAGCAGGCTTTTAATGCTCTGACATCAGCCGCTGCTGCGTTTGGCGCTGGTTTTGCCATCAGCAAGGTTATTCAAGACGTAAAAGAATTAGACACAAATCTGAGGCGTCTTGGCACTGTTGGCGGCGACGTAACAGCGCTGGACAAAGGCTTAGGGCAGCTCAGCAAAAATCTTGGCGGCGTTGCAAGCAAAGCTGAGCTTGCGGCGGCTAGCTATCAAGCCTTGTCGGCTGGTTTTACTGAAACAGGCGCAAATCTCAGACTTGTAGAGGCTGCAACAAAGGCTGCTGTTGGTGGTCTTGCTGATACAACGCAGGTTACCGAGGTACTGACTAAAACCCTGAACGCTTATGGACTGAGTGGTAATCAGGCGATCAAAGTTACTGACAGCATCAGCAAGGCTATTGAGTACGGCCAAGTTGAATGGTCTGATTACACAAGTCAATTAGGTCGTGTTGCGTCTGTTGCGGCAGTTGCAGGCGTAAGCCTTGATGAAGTCAACGCATTTGTTGCGGCGGCAACTAAAAATGGGGCAACTGCTGAGGTTGCATTTACAGGACTTGGCTCAACGCTGGCAACAATTCTTAAGCCATCAAAAGAAAGCGCGGACGCAGCGGCGGCGCTGGGCATTAACTGGACTCTTGCCGGTATTCAAGGTGAAGGCTTTGAATCTTTGATGGGCAAACTTGCTGTAGCAATGCAGAAAAACCCAGAGCTAGCCACGCAAATGGTTGGTGGGCAAGAAGCTGTCAGAGGTGCGTTTGCGGCAGCGGCAAAAGGCGGCAAAGATTATCAGGCAGCTCTTGAATCAATTGGTGGTGCGGCGGGCAAAACAGACAAAGATTTTCAAGCAATGAAAGCCAGTCTTGTAAATCAACTCAAGGCACTTGACACAGCGTTCAAAAATTTAAGTGAGGCACTCGGTCGAGTATTTGGACCAGAATTAGTCAAAAGCGTTACTGATGTAACAGGTGCAATAAATGGGCTAGCCGATGCAATTAGCGCGATACCCGCGCCTATTGCAAAACTTATTGGAGAAACAGTTAAAGTTATCGCAATTTATGTTGCTCTACAAAAAGCAATTCAAGCTGTAATAGCGTTACGCGCAGGTTACATTGCCGCAATGACTGGCATGGCTGCAACAACTGCGGCGACAGGTACTGCGGCAACCGCTAGCTCTTCTGCCTTTGCTCTTTATACAGCTAACACCAGAACACTTCAGGCTGCAGCGGCTGGTGCAACACCGGCACTGGCTGGTTTGCGTGGCATTTTGGCAAGCCTTGCTTCAATTGGAACAATCGCTATTGCCGTCAATATCGCGGTTTATGGCATCCAAGCAGTATTGCAAGCCAGGGCGGAACTTGATCGCTTGCGTGGTGTCAGGCAGGCTGGCGGCGCAGCGGGAGTTTTTGGTGGATCGGCCCCGGCGGCATCTAAAGAAGCGGCGCGCAAAACATTGGCTGCGATTGAAGAGGAACGCAAAAAAAATCTACCGATGCAGGCAATTGGCCAAATCAGTGGTTTTGGTCGTGGCTTGGGTAACACACGCGAACGAATTCTTGCTGAGCGCCAACGTTTTGCTCGTGGTGTTCTTGCATTGCCAACGAGGGCGCCCGGCGCTGGTGGACTTCCAACTCCCACGCCGATACCGCAAACTCCTTTTGGAGGCGAGGATGAAGCAAGCAAAAAGAAAAAAGGTAAAACCGATGCCGAGCGTCTTGCTGAACAGATCGCCAAGCAAAAAGCGGCGGCGGCCGAAGCATTGGCAGTTGAAAAAGGCAGGCTGCAAGTCGCGCAAACCGCTGAGCCACTTCAACGTCAAATCACCGAGGCAATTGTTAGGCAAAATGATATTAAACGCGAATACGCAAATAAATTAAACGAAGCCAAGAGCGCGGAAGAAACGCTGAATCTGCAGATGGCAGAGCGTAATGCTCTGCAAACAAATGCACTTGAATTACAGAAAGCGTTAAGTCAAGAGGTTGACCAGCTCACGCAACCATTGGCCGACCTTGTTAAGGGATCTGCGGAGCGACTAGCTTTTGAAAATAAATATCAACAATTACTGGCGCAAGGCATCAATCCTGAACTTGCAAAAGAATATGCGCAGCTTGAGCTTGCTGCCGAAAAGCAATCAGAGCTTTTGACTCTCCGCCTTGCTGAGCTTGAAGGAGCAAAGGCAAAACTCAAGGCCGAAAGCGATGTAGCAAAGGCACTTCAGGAGCAAATTGACAAGATCAAAGAAATACTTAAACTTCAAAAAGGACAGGTTGATAGGTCAAAACAGGAAACAGAAGAGGAGAAAAAGAAGCGCGAAGAAAGGGAAAAAAAAGAGGAAAAAGAAAAGCAAAGAGCTGCCGAGCTAAAGGCTTTGTATGGCGGCATTGCTTCCACCATTGAGAATGGAATTGTCAACGCCATTGATGCTGGTATTTCAAGCCTGCTAGATGGGACGAAAAGCTTGAGTGACGCATTAAAAGAGATTGCGTCTGGTGTGTTGAAGGAAATTGGGATGATGTTTGTTAAATTTGCTATTAGGCAGGCTTTTTCTGCCTTTGGTTTTGCTGAAGGGGGATATGTCCCCGGCGGCTTCAAAGCTTTCGCTGATGGCGGTTTGGTAACCAGTCCAACGATGGGCATGGTTGGTGAAGGCGGTGAAGCTGAGTACATCATTCCAGCCAGCAAAATGTCTTCCGCCATGGCCAGGTATTCCGCTGGCGCCCGCGGCGAATCAGTCCTTAGCGGCAACGCTCCGGCACAACGAGCACCACAAGCACTCGATATCAATTACAACGTGACCGACATTAACGGGATGCGCTTTGTGACCGAAGAACAGTTCACCCGTGGCATGAGGGATGCCGCCAAGATGGGTCAAGCCATGACCTTCAACACCTT